GTACACGATTATTAGGTAGAGCTATCAGATTGCCTTTCCACTGTCCTTCTGTAAGATACAACACATGAGATTGTTTGTGTTGTGCAGGGTCATCTGCAATCTCGCTATCAGTGTAGTCCACTGTAAAAAGATACTTACCAGTATAAAACTCTCCGTCTACTTTGCAGAGCCATGGAGATGAACTAACACGATCCATTACTATGGTACTGTGGTTTCTTGATTCACAATCCCAAGGTTGGCATATGTGGTCTTCCATGGGTTCAGGCCAATCTTCTAGCGGTATATCTGCCACCAAAGCCTGTATCGGCATTCTGGCCCACATTGCGCCACCGTGTACGTTTTCTTCAGGACCGTCTTCCTGATCAACTTCGCATCCTGTAAATACGATATGAAAACTAAGTGATCTGTCTGGTATTGTGTTTACAGCAAATGCCATCGCATGTAGGTATTCGCCGTGATAGTCTTGATGATTACAGGTAAATTCTTTTCTTACCCAACATTTAAAGTTAGGTGCATTACTGATAAGATAGGGCATCTTACCTCTTACGTTTTACTGCTCCACCTCTTGCGTAACCTTTGGTCTTCTTCATACCAACTTTACCGCCCTTGGCGTAAGCTTTGGTTTTCTTTTTAGCCATGCCACCGCCCATCATCTTTTTGGCCTTCTTAACTGCGCCTCCCTTGGCATAACCTTTGGTCTTCTTGTTCTTTGCCATACCGCCTTTGGCGTAACCTTTGGTCTTCTTTCGCATCATCCTACTAATCTCCTTTTATTCTTCAAAATCTTGAATTAATTCATCTTGTTTTGGTGTTGGTTCACAGTCACAAGTTTCAGGATCACATTTGCAACCCTCTTTACCGCATCGTGGACACACATCCTCTTCATCTACAAAGAGTGTTGAATCATAACACGAAGTATTTTGTGTAAAAGAATAATTAAAATAAGGTAGTCTTTCCATTGTACGAACCATTGCCATGCTAAACATATTTGTTGTCTCCACTATCATATTGTATAGTTGGCTACACGCCCACCATACGAATATTTTTTTACTACACCGCCACTCATGGTTCTGACGTTTGTTGGCTTACCGCCTACACCTTGTGGCTTTGCTCTTTTACGTGCTACCGCGCTAGCCTTCTGCGACTTTGACATTCTTCGTGCTTTAGCTAGTGGAACACACTTGGGATACTTACGCTTGCTGCCTTTAGCTGACTTACGACCACAAGGTTGATACTTGCCGTCCTTCTTTGGTGCGCCGATATCGACCCACTTCTCTTTGACCCACTCGCGTAAACCCTTCTTGCTCATATCGAATAGTTTGCTACTCGTCCACCATAGGCGTAGTTCTTTACCATGCCGCCAGTGTTTTTCTTTTTACGTTTCTTCTTTTTACCACCGGGTTTAACCTTACCACTGCATACCGCACTGGCGTACATGTTTGCGTACGCTGAAGGATACACATCAAACTTTCTCTTAGCTGCCGCTTTACCTTTAGGACATAGTTTTGCCATTATGATTTCTCCACTGACATTCTCGCTACACGACCGCCGTAGGCATATGGCTTTTTAATATATTTCATTTTACTTGATCTGTCTTTAGCCGCCTTACTAGCATCTTTAAGAGAATCGTGAGTACTAGTAGGAGATATCTTACCGTCCTCATACATCTCTCGTACATCTGTTTCATCGTATCTAATACCTTTATATATAGAAGGAAAGTTTAGATACTTATCATCTATTTTTATCGTAATAGATTTTTCAGATACCTTTTCACGATTAGGTGTTTCGTATACACGCCGCCCTTTATCTGTTACATAATCTGTAGGTGATCCAACTCCTCTACCTCTACCCATCAGCACTTCCACCTTCGTCTTGCTTGCCGTATGCGGCTGTTTGGATCGTTACGTGTTTTTGCGGAGGATCGTTTCAACTGTCCTAGTGATCTAGCACAATAACTCTTACGCCTCTTAGCAGCTTTGCTGCCCTTTTTGACTTTGCCTGT